GATGCTTCGGGCCGGACTTGTATATAACGACTGTAAGAAGACTTATGTTGCCCACTTGCAGGAGTACCGCGAACTGGTAGAACAACAAAGAACAGACCGCAATCTTCAGGAAAAGGTAGATAAGGCAGCCAAAGCTGTTGAACTGGCTAAGAGGAATATGAAGAGGTGGGAGGAAAGATGGATCAAGACTCGCCGCCGTGTGTCGTTTTTCTTTATTTCATCCAGCTATGTTAATGCCGATATCCTCGGGCTAGACTGGTTCTCTGATGAACTGGCTGAAGGGCTAGAAGGTTTAACCTGCAATATCCTTTCAATCATTCCCAAGATAGAAGCTAACTTACTGTTTTATCCTAATCTGTCTATCCGACACTTTTACGCCGACGGTTACTTGAATAAGATAATTGAAGTTAAGCCGTTGGGCTGGATGGAAGACTGTTCTGCACTTCGCTACCACAACCATAATCTGCCACTCGAGGCGGGTATGGATGCCGGTAATATGCTTTCCCTTGTGATAGGACAACAGCATGGGCGTGAGTACCGCGTACTGAAGGAATTCTATACGTTGCCTCCTGATACTGTACGTGAGTTGGGGGTACAGTTTGTCCGGTACTTTGCGCCCAGACGTACTAAGGTCCTGAAGCTGTATTATGACCGTGCTATGAATAATTACAAGGGCGTGAAAGCGGATATGGCGACACAGATCAAAAATGCTATAGAGTATGATGCTGAAGGGAAAAGCACAGGTTGGAGGGTACAGTTAATGTCTGTAGGACAAGGTAATATCGGCTCTAATCTGGAGTATCGCTTTATGTCAGACCTGTTGAGTGGTAATCTGGCTGGTAAACTGTTCACGCTATTAATAGACCAGTATAATTGTCCTAACCTGAAGGCTGAGATGGAAGTCTGCAAGACCAAGCTGGTAGATGATGGTGGTAGCCAGATAGTGGTTAAGTTAAAGACTGGTGATAAGTTGCCTCGTGAGCGTTTGCCTAAAGAATCTACCAACCTGACAGATGCGCTCAAGTATCTGTTAATGCGTAAGGAGTTCTTACGGATCTGGCAATCTAAGGTGACATCTTATGCCCCTTAATATATATTGACCGTTCGTTAAGGAATGGTTGGATGCACTGCCGTACTACGGTGGTGCATTTTTTTTGTGCCGTGTTGCTGGGGAGGTGGGATTCCGCTTGCGTCACATTTCCCGAGCCGAAAATTAGTTGCAATCGCATCCGCTAGGAGGCGCGCGTCGGGCATCTGTACGACAAAAAACCTAGGTTTTTTCATTCCTATACGGTTTGAAACTTCATTTTCAAGCCGTTTGTCCTGCTGGGCTGATTTTTTAGTGAAAAACTTAGCCCGAAATTTAGCGATGTCGCCCCGTTTTTGCCATGGGAGTGCCCGACAACGCTCCCGAGCTTATAAGGTAGGGACCTTTTTTATGGCTCGGAAGCGTTGTCGGGCATAGTTTGGTAGAAAGACACTCTTTAGTCTTTCTGGCTGGCGATGGCGTTCACGCAGCGGCCCACCCACCCCGTTGCTCTCCCTACCAGTGGTATAGCTAAAGCTATGTATTGTTTGACTGCTCTTCTTTATCTGCTCTTCGCCTTTAAATCGGTATCACTGGCGCCGCGGTTTATGCCTTTTGTACCTGCAAAGGTAAATGTTCCGCTTCGTATGCCAAGTTCAGGCGCTGTTCCCGAAAAAATCTCCACCCTCACAAGACTCAGGTAGTATTCAAGGCTATGCTTTTCGTGAAAACTTGTCTTTATACGCTTCGGAACACCTTTGCTGGCAGGTGTAAAAGGCGAAAACAAACCGTAGCGACAGCGAACGGAATAAAAAAAAGCTCAGAGCAGGAAGAGCAGAAAAAAAGGCTCAACTCCCGAGCTCGGCACCAGAATAAATTTTAAGACCATGAAAACCTTTACCGAATCCATGCTAAACCAGTGTAGAAAGTACATGTTCAACTTCTTTGACTATCTGCCGACAAAGTACAAAGCCAGTTCAAGAGATTGGCAGGTGAGAAACTTTGTATGGGCTTTCAAGGATGGGAAATGTGCCGTTTCAGCTGCACAGTTGGTAGCAAAGAAAATCCGTGAGCAGTTCGGAGAAGAAACATGTAACATCGTGTTTGCATGCATCCCAGCCAGTAGCCAGCAAAAAAATGAAATCCGCTACAAGCAGTTTTCAGAGGAAGTTGCAAGGTTATCAGGTGCAGTCAGTGCTTACGACCATATCACGGTAGAAGGTGAACGGCTGGCAATTCATGAGAGCAAATCGGGTAAGCATGTCAATAATGTACAGGTAGTCAATTTCGACAAGGAATTTTTTAAGGGAAAGAAAGTTCTAGTTTTTGACGATGTAATTACTCGAGGTTATTCTTACGCTCGTTTTGCTTGTCATCTTGAAACGCTGGGAGCTTCGGTTTTGGGAGGTATGTTTTTAGCAAGAACTTTATTTGTATAACAATTTAATAACCAACATTATGAAAGATTTATTCGAAATTTGTGGTGAGTGCAGACATTTGTCAGACAGTGAAGTAGTTTATCAGTTGACAAACAACAGAGAAACCAGTAAAAGAGTTAATGAAATGTTATTGCGTGGCGATAATGTTTCAATAGAAGATGTTTGTCAGCTTTTGACACCGGCACGCAGGGACATGGCTCTCGCCGTGATTGAACTTTACAAGCGTATCATAGACCGTAGGAGCAGCAGAGTAATTATCCGGCATAGTGAGGACATTTATAACCTGATGAAACCTTATATGGAAGATTTGGAAGTGGAGGAGTGTTGGGCTATTTACTTGAACCAGTCTAACCGTGTTGTAAGAAAACAACGTATCTCTATAGGAGGCATAACCAGTACGCAGGTGGATATAAGAGTTATTTTGCGTGAAGCTTTGAAATGTAACGCCACGTCAATGATACTCTGCCACAATCACCCGTCAGGAAATTGCCGACCCAGTAATGACGACAACCGCCTGACTGAATGTTTAAAAAATGCAGGAAATACAATGAATATAAAGCTCTTGGACCATATCGTTTATGGTGATAAGGAATACTTTAGTTATGAGGACGAGGGACGCTTGTAAGGGCTGTAAATGGCTGTGACAGCGTTTGGGAGGTGGGTAGCGTAGCAGCCGCCCGCCGCCCGATTTGCCTTCGCAATATGTTTGTCGGCAAATCGGGCGGCGGGGAATAAGGTTTTGTTTGTTTACGCCTGAATCGGCGATTGCATTTCTTTCGTTACGAAAGTTTTATATCTTTGCCGTGTATTAACTATTAAACTTATATCATGGAATTCTTCCTTATTATTCTTTTAATTGTTTTTATTTTTCTTGTAGCTAAGTCTATAGATGAAAAAAACAAATCGCATAACAAGCAAGGTTACACCTCTAATCATAACTATGATTTTGAGAATAACGTATATGATAATGAAACAGATAAAATTATTCCTGCTTCTGATGAGCGGAAAAAAAATGATATCATATCGGTGGTCGGCGGTTTCTATCGTTCGTGGGAAGCTAAAAAATGTATCAGAAAATTATATGCTTGTGAAACAGTTTTCCTCAAAGAAGAGCCAGACAATCCTTATGACCCTAATGCTATAATGGTGTTGTCTAAAAGAGGTTTACATATCGGATATATTTCTAAATATAATATTCAGGCAGTTAGAGATAGAATGTTGGAAGGACCTGTCAAGGGGGCTGTATTTGAAACAATGGATAGTAGATATGAATATACGATAACATTGCTACCCATGAATGATGATGAAGAATATAATCATGCTATATATCTTTTCAATGAGCGAAAGAGGATTGAAGAGGATAGTAAAAAATTAAATAGGCTTAGGAGTAAATTAGATTTTTATAATATCATAAGGGTTGCAGTTGATGATTTGGTCCCTCATAAAAAGTATGCAAGTATTCATAAGATGTTAAAGCCTATATTCGAAGCGGGCATTCAAGATGATACTTGTTACGAACTAATGATATGTTGCTGCCATTATATGGCTGACTATGAATCAGAACTTCAATATATAGATAAATATGTTGAGTCAGGGAAGGTTAAGGATAAGGATTTTATCAATAGGCGTAAATATCAGGTATTGCGTTTGTTAGGTCACCTTGTTAGTAATGACCAAATAGAAAATGAAAAAGCTGGCGTTGAAACTACCATTTTAGAACTGGACTTTTTTAATCGGATTGTATCATTACTCAGTGATGTGGTTGACCCCAATCGCATTGATTTTAGAGATTCGAAAGGCTTGTTTGCGGTGAATCTGGATAGCAATATACGTCGTCCGATTTGCAAATTGTATCTTAATGATCCGGATAAGATGTTCATCGGTCTTATTAATGATGATGGTAGCATCTTGAAAACTCCAATAACAAGAATAGAGGAGTTGGATGATATAAAGGATGATTTACTTATGCCTATACGTAAATTTTTGGACGCTTGAAAATATTTTAACCAATAATGAAAATGAAAGCAAAATACTTAGTTCTTATTCCATTAAGTGCCGTTATGGTTTCTTGTAATAATAACAAAATGGAGCGTAAAATTCAAAGTCTTACATCTGAGATTACTCAACTCAGAGATTCTTTGAATAAGGTAATGCCTGAACTTGAAGGCTACAGAAATAGCCCAGAAAAATTGTGCTCAAACATTGATGAGTTGTATAAAGCTGGAGATGTTTATGAGCTTAAATCCATCAAAGATAAATTGGAAAAATATCATCCCGAATCCAAGGAATATGCTATGGTGAAAGATTTGGTTTCTAAGTACGAAAAAGAACAACAGGAGAAGGCCGAAGCTGAGAAGAAAGAGCGATTGCAAGCTGTAAATAAATTAAGAAAAAAATATGACGACATAAACCATATTACTTGGTATGAAAATCCATATTTTAGACATTATACAAATACTAATTATACATCAATATATATAGGTCAAGATGATAGTAGTATTTGGTTAAGGTTGATGATGTCTTATGAAGGAGAAGATTGGATTTTCTTTGAATCCGCTTATCTTTCGTATGATGGCAACACATTTGATATACCATTTGATAAATATAGAGATAAAAAGACTGAGAATGATACACGAGTATGGGAATGGATAGACGTTCGTGTGAGTGATGATTTACTTGCATTCTTAAGAAAAATGGTTAATGGTAAGAGTGTAAAAATGCGTTTGAGCGGAAAATACACTAACACACGAAAACTTACTAATACAGAAATAAAAGCAATTAAAGATGTGTTATTAGCCTATGATGTATTAGAAGCAGAAATGCATAAAGAAACAAAAGACGAATTAGTAAAATCCCTCAAAGGCGAGTGATAACCTAAACTTATTCTTCCTCTGTACTCTTTAGCCAGTACCGCAGTACTGAAAACATAACTCTAAGGCTCTATAAGAAGCGGAAACTCAAAAAGTTTCCGCTTTTTCTTTTGCAGTTCCAAAATAAATCCTCATATTTGCACTGCTTACCATTTGAAACAGGCGAGATGGCTCGCCATTTTATGCTGCGGGCATTTTTTATGCCTTGTGGTTTACTATATCGTATAAGTTCCGTCCCGTGTGGTGTCTTAATGGACCCACAGCCTGTTTCAGGTGGTAAGCAACGGGGAGCGGAACTTTTCTTGTTTCCTCTCCGTAATTTAATTATTTATTGTTTCATTTTAATGCTTACCAAAAATGAAAAATCAAATTGCATTGCCTGTTAGCCAGGCAAAAGAAAGCCGTATCTCGTTATGGCTGAATCGTAAAAATGTATTGTTCTCTTCTATCATGGAAGAGAGAGTATCTAACCGTCAGGCTGTGTTTATTTTCCAGGCACAAGTTTCCTTCTGTATTCTTAGCTTTTCGTTTTTCATCCACTGGCTGGCTGCTGTTGCCTGCTTGTGCTGGTTTGTTTATTCTCTTTTGCTTTGCCGGAAAGGAGGTTTGCGATGAAATGGTTCGTTAATAATGCCTTTTCCTATAGCCCTGTTAATGAAAAAGCAAAAGAACTGGGTAAATGGGTTGACTCTTTTAAACACACATTGCTGCCTGATGATCTGTCAAAGGATGCTTTCATCGAAGAAGCCCGGATGATTCTGGTCTTTTTGAATAAAAAATATCCTAAAACGAAACCGATTTCCCTTAATCGTGCTGATGTCGATAGAGGTGGTTGTTTCCGATTATCATTTGACCTTGCAAATGACACAAGGACTATTGCGTACATGGATATAGTTAAGGTTTTGCAAGAATATCGCTTCAGAGAAAATGGTAATCCTTTGCTGGCTGAAGAGAAAGGAGGCCAGCGATGAAACCTTATATCGTCCCGGATCAGGCTGTCGATGTGTTGCAGAACTGGATAGAACAGGATGCAGCAGCTTGTGCTGTAAGAGAACTTGATAAAGTGATTGCTTTCCTGATGAAACTGCATGAAGAAGATGCTGACGAAGTGCTGGCACACTTACGTGCAATTTATTTCCTTAAAGGTGAGCTTACCAAATTTATTCCTGAGAAAGGAGGCGAACGATGAAACTTGTATATCAGATTGACACGGAGGGAAGCCTTAACTATGTACTCGCTTTGGTTTATGAGATCCGCGCTGAGATGGGTATCTCACCTGAATCAATTACTGTTACTGACGGTAGATCGATAACCTTTGATCTGTCTGATTGGAAAAGGCTTAATAATGGTGATATCTCTGAAGAGGAATACATAACAAGACACCTTGTATCTCAATAAATTGTTGTATCTTTGTTCAGGCTTAGAATTCGATTTTTTTTTTGCAAAATTTTTTTTAGCCTCGCTTCGGCGGGGCTTTTTTTATGTCCTTTTCTCAGGTGTTTTCTGAAGCTATTTTTGCACAAAACAAATTATAACTATGAACAGTCAGGCTTCAGATGATATTAAGCTTCTCTTTATTGAAGAAGAATTGTCACAATTCGGTGAAGAATTATGTGATGCGTTGTCCGATGCCCTTACCAAACAGAAACTGATTGAGTCCGGTTCTCTTCTTGATTCATTGAATTATTCGTCATTTAAGGAAGGGAAGAATCCGGGACAACGTATGTCTTTTTATTCGTATGGCCGTTGTGTTGATATGGCCGGCTACAAGAGGAATAAGATACAGGTTGACACTAATCGTGAGGTTTGGGGTATTCGCTCGAACACCAATAAAAAGAATCGATGGTATGCTCGCAATATGTATGGTGGGCTGAACAGACTGATAAGCCGCGTCATGTATGGATTGTCTGACTATGAGATTGAACGTTTAAAGGGAATTTTAGAAAATCGAATAAAAAATGAATAAGAAAATTGGTAATATCAATTTCGTTGAAACAGCGGTTGGCACTTATGCTATCCGTATGGACTCTTTCCGTGACTCTCTGACACACCTGTTTGGATCAGCAGTAGCTGACTGGGATTGCAGCCCGACAACTGTTGCTGGAGTTCGCATAGTGCCTTGGGGGGCAGATAACAATCTTCCTTCTTCTATTCGTAACCTGCTCGAGAAAAACAATCTTGCACCGGGTATTCTTGCCCGTAAAACCGGATTGTTATACGGTCAGGGACCTATGTTGTACCGTATAGGTATCGAGAACAACGAACGTGTACAGGAATGGACTACAGATCCGGAAGTACAGGCGTGGCTGGATAGCTGGGACTATCGCCGGTTTATCCGTGAATCATTTACCGAATATAACCACCTGAACGGAGTTTTTGTCAAGTATGTTTCCGCAAGATCCGTCAGGGTGGGACGACCGTGGATTCACAGCCTTGAATGTTTGCCTTCGAAAGATTGTCGCTTGTGCTGGCCAGATAACGATGAACGTTATCTCAATGCTGTTACACATATCCTGAATGGTGATTTTGATTTCTATGGTAGCCAGAAGTATATACGATATCCGGTTTTTGACAGACATCAGCCGACAAAACAGGAGATTGCAGTGAAGTATCACTGTTTACGCTCGTTCGGACGAAACATGTACGCGATATCCTCTTTTTTTGGCTCTATGCCCTGGATGCAGGATGCTAACTCTTTACCGGAGATTATCGAATATCTGAATAGGAATATGATTGCGGCTGCCTATGTCGTACATGTACCCGATGAGTATTGGACGAAGAAGTCAGAGCGGTACAAGGCTAAGCATCTCGATGCAACAGATGAACAGATATATCAGCACATGGAATTGGTAAAAGATCAGTTGGCACGTGAGCTGGCTGATGTCATGGCAGGTAAGAACAATGTCGGCAAATTTTTTATGACTACAGACTATGTTGATCCTGTCGATGGCAAGACACACCAGTTCACGATTGAGCCTATTGAGATGAATATTGATAAGTACATCGATGCGCTTACCAAAATTTCACGTATTGCCGACTCGAGTACAACCAGTGGATTAGGTCTGAACCCTTCACTGGCTAACATCATAATCGACGGAAAGGGTGATTCAGGA